GGTGTAGTAGAGAAAGATATTAAACTTGGATATAATCTACAAAACAAATATGGTGCGATTGAATTATTTGCGGCATATAATGCTAACCCTCCTTCGCCTCCTTGTCCGTATGAAATTAAATCAGTTTCTCCTTGACCGCCTGATTGATTCCATACCCACCCTATACCAGCATTTTGGTCGTTAACAGCAGTTGTTGGAAATGATGATAGAAAAGATAAATTAACAAGTGAGTTAAATGGTGATACTATTTTTGGCGTTGTTATTTTTCCTGTTACACTTAAATCACGATTTAATATGGTATTCGCATTAGTATTACCACTCAAATCTGTTATAATCAATTCTCCAAATATTGTTGTGCTTTTAAATTTATTTATTGACATTATTATATACTAATTGAGAAAATCAACCCAATAAACTATCTATTTGATTAATAACTCCACTTGTAACTGAATTAATAGCATTATCAATAGCAGTTGGGTTGTATAACCTTTCGTTAATAAAAACATTATCATTTGAACCACCTATCCTTACATCATTTACTCTTGTCACAGTGCTATTCGTTCCTATTCTTATTAAAGAATTACCATCAGGATTACCATAATTTATCCTTAATGTAGATGCTCCAGTAAACGCTTCTGGTCCTTGTATTTTAGGGCATATTAAAACACCATCAGCATTAATAGAAAAATTATTATTATAAATTTCACCCCTTAAAAAATGATTTCCGTTCCTAAAAAATTCATGGGTTACTTGTGTGTCAAAATCATTAACGATGCGAAATACAGCTTTACAAGTTTCTGTTGGAGGCTCAATTGTTGATACAAAATGTCTTACACGAGCTTCTGCTTCTTCTGCGGCTATTTCCGCGTTTTGTGCTGAAACTGCTGATGCTGCTGATGAAGAAGCACTTGATGTTGCTGCTGCCGCAGCGGCAGCTGCTGCCCCAACTGCTAACCCTGCTGATGCTGCTGCTGCGGCTGCTGATGCTGATGCTGCTGTAGTATCTCCTTCTTCGCCTCTCTCGCCTCTCTCGCCTCTCTCGCCTCTGGGTCCGGTATCTCCTGTATAACCTATTGGTCCCATGGTTCCTGCTGGTCCGATTGGTCCCATGGTTCCTTCAGGTCCAATCGGTCCAATCGGTCCAACACCTCCTACTGGTCCTACTGGTCCTATTGGTCCAGTTGCTCCAGTTGCTCCTGCTACAGCAAAAGTAGTATGAATATGTGAATATGTTTGATAACTCTGAAAATACATTAATGCGTCGTGTGATTGTGCTGTTCTATTTACATTTGTGATTACTACAACTAAATCAGTATAAGATGAAATATCAATAATAGTATCAATAATCATACTTGTTGTTATTTTCATTATATTTAGATGGTCGGGTATAAATTCTTCGTCACTTCCTGATGTAACTAAATTCGTTAATGTAGATGTATTTGAATTATAACCTAATAAAAACCATTTTACAGCAATATTATTTTCATCATTTTGTGCATCTGCTTTAGCATATATATTTAAATCCCATATTCCAGGTGGAATCAAACTTGCCCCAATCAATCCTGATAATGATGATATTTTTACAGCAAATTGACAGACAAGAGATGGATTTGTGTTTGATAATGTTTTATTAGTTATTATTTGTTGTGACTTTGTACTATCAGGAATTGTATTCATTAACGCACAATTATTATTTGGAGGTGAGGGTGGCGTTCCTGTTGTGGTTCCATGAGGATTATAAGTTATTGATGATGGATTACTTATTGTTATTCCCAAGGCTGTAGATAATGATGAAGTAGAGAAATTTGTTGGATTTGTTGTGTTTGTATTTTGATAATTTAAATAAAGTAATAAACCGCCTGATGAGTAACCTTGAGGTCCTTGTGTTCCCATGTCGCCTTTTGGTCCTACTGGTCCAATTGGTCCTATTGGTCCTTGTGGTCCAACATCTCCCGTTTTTCCATTTGGGTCTACTAATACATCATTTATATAAAGAGAATTTGTTCTTACTTCATCAGCATGAATTGATATAAGTTTATTTAAATCAGTATATGCGTTCTCTAGAAAATTACTCATAATATAATTATGTCTTTATTTTTTTTGGTCTTCCCCTTCCTCTTTTAGGTGCTGGAAGGGCAAGAGGTGGTTCTTTTTGTTTTTGTGATGTTTCTTGTGTTATTGTTTCTATTAAATCTTGATACATTTCTTGAGATGAAGGTCCTGACATTTGTTGCGACGGCATCTGCCTCAATTCAGGATCGGCAATATCCTGTTGGGTTTTAAAATTGTCCGAGCCAAATGTTTCAGATACATCTATATTATCATCATCAGTAAACCCCGATCGTAATCTCATAGCAAGATTATTTACTATTGGAATTCCTTGAGTAATTACATCTTGGATTTGTTGTTGTCTTTGTTGTAATTGTTGTTGCTGTTGTTGTTGGTCTTCTAATAATAATTTCTGTTCTTGTTGTTGATTTTTATATTCTAATAATCTAGTGTCAAAATTCCTACTTTCATCTCTTAATCTCAAAGCATCTGAATACGCTTGAGGATTTGGGGTTGAGGTTGTAACAAAAGCGTTATATTTATCCTGTCCCAAAGAAGGTTGTTGCTCTTGAATTATTTTTTTTGTTGTTGATAATCCCCTTCTCCTCCTTTTTTTTTTTATTTTTATTACTCCCAATTTTATTAGTTCTTTTAATGTAAGTAATAAACCGCTCTTCATATACTTAATCAACAAAATAAACTGAAAGTTTATTTTTGTTGATATTGATTAAAAATCCCAACCAAAGGTTGGGATTTGTTAATTTAATCAACAAAATAATTCATAGACTGACTTTTGAATATTTGTGGTTGGAGACCTCTGGTCTCTGAGAGCGGTCGCTCTCGCTCTTGTTGATATACTTTAGTTTTACTTTTCTTGTTTTGCTGTGTTTTAAGTGAACGCTTTGGTTGTTTGTATTCTTCTTGTTCTTCTTCACTCTCTTCACTATCACTATCCTCATTATAAATAATTATTTCTTTCGCTTTCTTTGTCTTCTTTGGCTTCTTTTTCACATTTACAATTATTTTCTCTACTGACGAATCGGATTCCTCTTCGTCTTCGCTTGGTTCCGGTGATGGTTGTTTAACCTTTTTTTGCTTGGGGGGTACTGGTGGTGGTATGTCTTGTTCCAGTAATAGTTTGCTTGCCTCTATTTTTTTTTCTAGTTTCTTCTTCTCTATTGCTTCTTTCCTCTTTTCCTGTAAATTCTTAAAATGTTCCATCTGCTTTTCACTGCGTGGTTTGGGAGTCTTTTTTGCCTTCTCTAAAGGGGTGGCGTCTTGGATACTTTCTTGGATTTCTTGGTTTTCTAAACTTTCCATATAATTAAAGTAGAGAAATAAATGTTGATTTATATTAATGACAATAAATGACATTGAAGAAGTAAAGAACCCCACAGGGACTGTATTTAAACCCATTAAGGAAAGACAAGACATATATGTTCCGGGAATTTTAAACCAAAATATAAGTAGAAGAAATGGAATGATTTATGTGATGACAGGGTCGGGTGGTTCAGGTAAAACAAATTTACTTTTAAATATGTTTAAGAGCAAGAGTTGTTATCGTAACATTTTTAATAATATTTATTATTTTTGTCCTTCAGCAAGCTTTGCCTCATTAAAAAATCACCCTTTTGAGAAACACGATAAAGTATATCACGAATTAACCGTATCTCTTTTAGAAGAAATATATAATGAATTAGTGAGTAAAAGAATTGATGATAATGAATCAAAAGTAGAGAAGAAAAAGAGGAAGGAAAAATATGGCGATGATGAATCGAGCGGTGAAGAAAGCGAAGAAGAACAGGAAATTGAGTATAGTTGTATTATAATAGACGATTTTGCTGATAGCCTTAAAGACAAACACATTCAAAGACAACTGAATAAGATGCTGATAAAAGCACGCCATTTGTGTTGTTCTTTTATTTTTACTTTACAAACTTATCTCTACTTCCCTCGTAGTTTAAGAAAACAAATCACTTATATTACGATGTTTAGACCGAAAAATGTAGAAGAGTTCAATAGTATTGCTCGTGAATTATTGAATTATAACAAAGACGATGCTTTGCTTCTCTACAATTATGTGTTTGATGCTCCGTATACTCATCTTGACATGGATACCGTAGAAAATAAATTGTATAAGAATTTTAACGAATTAGTAATCAAATAATAATCTTGATTATTATATGAGTTTAGAGAATATTATTCATAGTCTTGAAAATGGATTAGTTCCAGTTGAACTGGACTATAGAGCAAAAGAAGAAGGAGATGTTAGCAATATTAATTGGGATCGTGTTCTCTACAATTTGAGATACAAGCAACCTGAATTCTATGAAGAAAAATTTCCTGTTGAGTGTAAACACATACCAGCCTTCGATAAAGTGATCGATCTTATTGTTAATAAAAATTATAATAATAACCCTCTTAAAGAAATATTGGAGCGGCAGGATGAAATGATAAGGAAACAAGAAGAGGATAATAAAATTGAAATAAACACAAACACTTCTCTTGATGATAATAACGATGCCTGATTACTCAAAAAACATTATTTATGTTATCAAGTGTAAAGATGAGAATGTTGAAGAAGAGTATATTGGTTCAACAACAAATTTTAAAGATAGATTAAAAAGTCATAAGTCAGATTGTAATAATGAAAAATGTAAGCATTATAATTTTAAATTATATCAATTCATACGAGCAAATGGAGGGTGGGAAAATTTTGATATGATATTATTAGAAGAATATTCTTGTAATAGTAGAACAGAAGGACGTTGTAGAGAAGAAGAAGTGAAAGTAGAGAGGAAAGCACAATTAAATATGGTTAAAGCATTTAGAACTCAAGAACAAAAAAAAGAAGATAAAAAAAAATGGGATGAAGAAAACAAAGAAAAGATAAAAATATATAATGAAAAATATAAAGAAAGAAAAATTGAAAAACAAAGACAAAGACGCACCAAAAATAAAGAAAAATATAATGAAAAGGCAAGACAATATTATCAAAAAAAGAAAGCAGAAAAACTTCTCAACAATATTCATAATGAACCAGCAGAAAGCAATTAGACAGCCTCCTGATATTGGAACTGACAAAATTCGTGATTTGTTACAAGCTAGTTATAGTAGGAACACGCCAGCAAGAGAGATAGGGAATCGCTATGGCTTGCGTTTAGATGATTCACTTTCAAACGCAGAGCACAAAGTTTATGTGGATAGAAAGAATCGTCCTACGGTTGCATTTACGGGTAGCCGAAAAATTTCTGATTGGATGACAAACGCATTATTAGCAACCGGTCTTGAAGGTTTCTCTACTCGTTTTAGAGATTCAAAGAAATTGATGGAAGATGTGAGGAAGAAATACTCAGCTCCTGCTACCGTAATAGGTCATTCTCTTGGGGGTGCTCTTGCTGAGTATGCTGGTGGAAAAGGTAATAAAGTTATTACTGTTGATAAAGGAGTGGGAATATCAGGCGTTGGAAAGACAATTGGGAAAAACCAAATTGATGTGAGGACTTCTAATGATCCGGTATCACTCCTCTCAAACACACAGAAGAATCTTGGTAAAAAGATTGTAATCAAAGATAAAAAGAATTTTAACTTTTTAGACGCTCACAATTATAAATATTTGGATAAATTGAAAAATAAAATCCTATAGTAATATGAATAATATGAATAACAATACTAACGAAAAGTTGCAAATACATCTTAATTCAAGGCATGCTACTAAATTTAACAACGAGCATTATAGCGATTGTGATTTCGTTTTACCTATTATCGAAGCCTCGTCACAATATACAATCTATCTTGCTGTGATGCACGTGGTAATACCCTATTCCTTTTACAATATCAATTCAAGAAATAATTTACTTTGCTATAATGAATATACAGCAAATCCTCAAATTACTACAAATCTATATATTCCTTATGGTAACTACAACGCAAACCAATTAGCAACATTTTTTACAAATAACTTACCTCGCACAACTTGTAGTTATAGCAGTATAACAAATAAATTCACTTTTGTAAATACTACTTATGATTTTAAACTATTAACTGCTAATTCTACTTGTCAAAACCTGATTGGATTAAGCACAAATGATTTATCTAATACATCAAATAATAAAACACTTACTTTAGCAAAACAAGTTAATCTGTCTGCTATAAGAATGATAAATATGGCTACGAATTTTAATAGTGGTTGTGTTAATAATTTTCAAAATAACGCACACGATGTTTTAGCGTGTATTCCTATTCAGTCAAGTCCTTATTCTATGATTAATTTTTCCAATACTCATAATTTTTCTGTTAACATAAATACGAATATTCTTAATTTCATAAACATTAAATTATTAGACCAAGATGGAAATACTTTAGAACTAAACCAACAATTTTTTTCAATTACTTTACAGTTAGAGATTGTTGATTTCGTGGAATAAAAATTTCTTGATGTAAGTTATATGTCATCATTAGCTTTAGGTTTGAAAGCTGCACGTTCTGCCCTTACTTTAGGAAATAGATTATATACAGGTTATACTTTGGGAAGAAAAATAGTGGGATTGGGTTCAAAAATTTTGGGTGGTAAATCTTCTCAAGCCAAGCCTTCCATTCAAGGAATGGATATGAATAATATGATTTATAATAAATCCAATATGGGAGATATTCAGTATATTCCGATGGGAATGAAAAAAATGAATTCCATGAGAAAATCCTATTTAGAAAAAAAAAGGCGTTAATTAGAATTTCATTATAATTATTTTGTTATTAATAATTATAATGTTGCCTAAAAGCTTGAAGTATGGTTCTAAAGTAGAAAGTGCTATGGCTCGTAGCTCCAGAGTTAATATAGCTCCCCAAAACGGCAGTGGAAATTATGTATTAGGGGATACGATTATTTTGAATATTCCTACACGCAATAACTTAGTCTTAGCGGCAACTGAAAGTTATTTTAAATTTAGACTTACTGTTACCTCAAGTGCGGCAAATAATGCTTTTCGTTTTGACAGCTGTGGAGCACACGGATTATTCCAGAGAATTAGAGTGTTTCACGGGTCAAATTTAATTCAGGATATAGATAATGTTAATTTACTTGCTAAAATCTTATTTGACCTTCAACAATCACAAGATGCGGTAACAGGTAAGCAAACTTTGTTAGCAGGGACACGAGCAGATACGGTCACCCAATTCCAAGCAGTAACCGCAGCAGATGGAATAGATGCCGGAACGACCCAAACATTAGCAAATGCTTTAAAAACGGTTTTGAACTCTGGTCGTATTCCTTCTTATCATATTAATTCCGGTGAGAGAATTGGTGGTGACCGAACCGCTCTTATTGCTAATAACGGAACCATTAGTGAAACCTATTCTTTGAATTTGTTATCTTTAGTGGGTTCTTTATCGTCAAGTAATTATGTTCCTCTATTTGCGATGACGGCTGCACCTCTTCGTGTGGAAATACAATTGGTTTCAAGTTTCGTTCAAGGTTGTAGCGAATTGACCGGTGGAACATCTACAATTTCTCTTGCTAATTGTGAATATATTGCAAACTTTATTGAATTGGGTGATGCTGCTATGAGTGTGATTTATGGTTCTTTGGAAGGACAACCTTTACAATATGTGTTTCCAGATTTTAGAAACTACCAGTATACTGCTTTGCTTCCTAATAATTCACAAACTGCAATCACCATGCCAATTCCAGCAAAATTTTCTTCCTTGAAAAGTCTTCTCATAGCTTCCAGAGATAAAGGAGCAGGAGCTTTAACTTTCTTTCCTTTTAGTTCTGTCACGATGGGTCTTAGTGAATATCAGTTTAGAATAGGCGCACAAATTATGCCTCCCAAACCTCCCTCAACCCTTACAGAATTCTGGGCGGAAGTTATTAAAGCATATGGTTCTATTGCTGATTTACATTACACTCCTTCAATTGATAAAAATTCTTACTCTTTAGTTAATTCAGTCGCAACAAATGATAGTGCTACAAATGTTTCTGGTGTATCAAGCGGAAGTTTTTATGTTGGATTAGATTTAGAAAATTATGTTGCTACAGATAAGAGTTCGATCTTCGCAGGGTATAATTCTAATACTGACGACATCTTCTTAACTTTGACTTATGGTAATATAAATCGTGGTGGTGATATTACTGTAAGATATGACGCTTTTGCTAATTTTGATTGTGTTTTGGTTTGTGAAAATAATACTGCTTATGTGAAATT